GCAACAGGCTGACCAAGCCATGCAGCAAGTTCAAGCAATGGGCCAAGAAGTACAGGAGGCTGCGTTAGCTGCTGAGAAAGAGGGCGCGACTAACGATAAGGACAAGGCTGAGATTCGTACATTGATTGCTAACCTGAAGACTGAGGAAGCTAAATTTGAGGCGAAAATTGCTAAAGAGCTGGCCAATCTATCCGAGAAACAAATGGGCATTCAGCAAGCCGAACAACAGATATCAACAGGGGTTGAGACTATCAATAATGGTCAAGCCCATGAGCAAGCAATGGCTGAAGCGGCACAATCAATGAATGCTATCGGGCAAATGTCCGAACAGTTCATGCAATACGCAGTAGGTGTTATGGCTGACATTTAACATAAAGCGGCTTGCATACAAGACAAGCCTAAAGTGGTGAGGATTGATGCTGTAAGAAAGAACGGCAAGCTCACTGCTGTACCAGTTTACGAAGAACCCGACCAAGAGGCTCTTGGGCAAAACATCGAGGAAACTCGCGAATGAGCGAAGAAACACTAGCACTAAGTGATGCACCTGAACTAATCGAGGCCGAAGTAGTTGAGGCGACTGTGGACACAGAAGCTGAGGCAACTGCGGTAGAAGGCAGAGAAAAAGCCTGATGGGGTAACAGCACGAATAGACGAGCTAACCAGATTGCGTAGAACCGCAGAACGTGACGCTGAATACTGGAAACAACAGGCACAGAATAAAGCGCCTGAAGCTCCGGTAGAGGTTGTCGAGGAAGCCACTAAGACATTGGCTGACTTTGATTATGATGAGGGCAAATATCAGGAACATCTATTTTCTAGGGCGCGAGCCAATGCGGTAGATGAAGCCAGAAAAGTGCTTAAAGATGAGCAAAGCCAGCAGACTTCAAGCCGCAAACTCTCTGAATTTAGAGGGCGTGAGGCTGATTTCTCAAAAGATGTTGAGGATTACCAAGAAGTCGTAACCAATCCAGCGCTGTCTTTATCGCAGCCAATGGTGGACGTAGCGACTGAAATGGATAATGGCCCTGAACTTCTGTATTACCTTGGGAAAAACCCAGCTTTAGCAGATGAGATTTCTCGCTTGTCGCCATTAACGGCTGCGCGTGAACTCGGACGTATTGAGGCTAAGTTAAGCGCCAAGGAAAGCGGCAAGACGGTTAGCGAGGCTCCTGCGCCTGCTCCGAAGATCAAAGCTGTTGACCACACCACCAAGAAATCGTTGGATGATATGTCTCAGCGGGATTTTAACGAGTCACGGCGTAAATATATCGCTAATAATCGAGGACGATAACGATGAGTAACACTTTAAAGGTCACAGACCGAGTATTGAAGGAGGCCCAGCGCATAGCGCATGAAAAGCTCTCTTTCATCGGCACAACCGACTTGCAATATGACAAGTCATTCACTTATGACGCAACCCGAGGCCCGAACGGTCAAACGCTGCGAATCCGCGAGCCAAATCAGTACACGCGCCGCCAAGGTTCACGCATTATGGACGTTCAGGATCAAGATGAGTCCACACAGAACATCACTGTTGCTACCCAAGACGGTGTTGATATGCGGTTTAACTCACAAGAGCTGATTCAGTCTGTCAACTCTGACGCGGCTTTTGACGCATTGAGCAAAAACTACATTGAGCCTGCTGTTGCGGTAATGTGTTCCGGTATCGAAGCGGATTATCTAGCCTACTGTACCAAGGCCACTTACAACGTAGCCGGTACTTCTGGCACGCCAACGACTAGCTTGGTAGAAACGGGTTTGGCTCGAGCTAAACTCAACCAAGGTCTAGCTCCTAAAGACGGCAATCGTTGTGTGCAGATGAACTCTGTCACAATGGGCGGTTTGGTCAATGGCTTGAAGGGTTTGTTCCAAGATAGCTCACAGATCAAGGAACAGTACCGTGAAGGCATGATCGGACGTACAGCGATGGCGGATTTCTACGAGAATGATCGTATGTATTCTCACGCCAATAGCTCAGACGTTACCGGCGTTGCAATCAACCAAGCCAGCTTTACTAATGGCCTGTCTACATTGACCCAAGACGGTGCTTCTGTAGCTCCGACTGTTGGCTCAGTGTTCACGATTGCCGACGTATATGCGGTTCATCCTGAAACTAAGGTGGCTTATGCTCACCTGCAACAGTTCACCGTGACCGCAAGCACCACTCCAACTACTACGGCTATCAGTATCTCGCCAAAAATGTATTGGGAAGGTGCTAAACAGAATGTTGACGCTATCCCTGTTGATAGTGCTGCATTTGTTTATGTCGGTGCGGCTACTACGTCGATTGCCCAAGACCTGATGTATCACAAAGAGGCATTCCAGTTTGTTACTGCTGATCTGCCAATTATGGATGACGCACACAAATGCGTTTCCCGTGAGTCTGAAGGCTTGAGTATGCGTTGCTGGATGGGTTCGGATATCCGAAACGATGAGCTGCTAATGCGTATTGATGTTTTATACGGAATGGCCGCTTTACGGCCTGCATGGGCGAGTCGCATAACCAACTGATTTAATTGACAATTTATACGCAATGCCATAAGTAGGCTATTCGTATATATCAAGGACTTATGATGGAAGAGTGGAAAGAAGTCAGCGAATCAAACGGGTTGTATGAAATCAGCTCGGAAGGTCGTTTGCGTCAGTGTTCTGGAATTAACCGGCGCACTGGCCGACTTCTTAAGCCTCAGACCCGTCCTAATGGGTACGTTCAAGCCACGCTGCGTCATGCGTGTGGCAAGACTACATATCCACTAGTTCATCGGCTTGTGGCAAAGGCTTTCATTGGAAGTATCCCTGATAAATATCAAGTAAATCACAAAAATGGTAATAGGTCGGATAATTTCGCAGAAAATCTGGAGATTGTTACTTGCAGCGAAAATAATTTACATGCTTTCCGAGCTCTTGGAAGAAAAGCACTGAAAGGTGAAGATCATCCGAACTCAAAACTATCTGAGGTTGATGTATTGGATATCAGGTGGCTGTTTGGAATGGGTGTAAGGCAGTGTATTCTTGCTAAAGAGTATTGTCTTGATGCAACAGTAATACGCGACATTGTTCACTGTTACCGATGGAAACACATTTGAGGATTAAATTATGACTATTGAAGCATTAAGTTATGGGTCTCCCGATGGCTGTATCGCCAAAGGTCTGACTCAGGAAGTTATTGCTGGTGGTGCTGCTACTACGTTAGTGGCAGGTCAATCTGGCGCACTTGTGCTGCTTGATACCGCTGCTGGTACTATCATCACGCTACCTACGCCGATTGAGGGCATGGTGTTTGAGTTTGCTGTAAGTGTATCGGTGACTAGTAATAGTCACATTATCGGAGGTGCTGCTGGTGAATTTCTGATGGGTGGCCTTCAGATGATGATTGATACTACTGCGGTAAGTGAAGGTCAGTTCTTGAATGGTTCGAGCCATTTAACGCTGACTCATAACGGCTCAACCACAGGCGGTTTGATTGGTACTAATTACCGATTCGTCGGTGTTAGTGCTACTCAGTGGATGGTTACAGGTCTTTGTGCTGGTTCTGGCACATTGGCAACACCTGCAACTACTTAAACCTAAATAGATGCGCCCCTCTTCATTGAGGGGCAATTCTTGGAGTATTTATGATTCACCTGAAACATAAAGATAACGGTTATCACATTGTCTACACCGACACAGAGGCGAAAGCCTGTGAAAAGCTCGGATGGGAACGATGCGATATAGCCAAAGAATTTGCGGCAGCACGCCTAGCTAAACTAGAGGCGGCTGAACCTGCTAAACGAAAGCGCAGAACAAAAGCAGAGATGGAGTTAGCGAATGACGCTGCAATCGCTTCTTAATCGAGCAGGGGTTTTAATTGGCGCGGTAGAGTCCGGCGATAGCTTGACGGCTACTGAGTCTGCTGACCTTCTGAGCGCCTTAAATGGCATGATGACAATGTGGGCGCAAGATGACAAAGACCTACAGTGGCCTCCACAGGATACGCTGACAGACACTTACCCTTTGCCTGTGTGGACAGAGGAAGCGGTGATTTACAATCTGGCTGTGAGGGGAGCTACGTTGTTTGATCTAGCTGTACCACCTGATGTGGCTTTTATTGCTAATAATGGTGAGAAGTTCATTGCTAAGGTCTTAATCAATAGTAATCTGATTCCTTTGGATATGAAGCATATGCCTTCTGGTAGTGGCCGATGGAATATCTTGACGGACGCCTATAGATGAGAGTAACGCTCACTCCCAATTTGCACATTAATGCCTTTAATGGGGCATCAATCACCAAGAAGGATGCGGGGATTACCAATGGTATTGTGGAAAAGCGCGGTGAGGTAATCTATACCACACA